CTGTAGTCCTAACCTTTCTGTACAATACTGCTGAACGAAAAACTATACACACTGATGAATAACGTGCTATCACTTCCACCGCTTACCTCCACCGGGGATAAGTTTGTTCGCTGCTGCCACAGGGTCCCAGCGTAGCTGCGGGATGCCTGAAAAGCGGCGAAGATCTGCCCCCAAATTTCCCCAACTGCCATCGGAAGTGGGATAAGACACCAGGTCGGTGGCGGTGGGCAGGTAAGACATCGCAACGTCTTGCCATCCCTCGCCGTCACTCCCGGTGGGTCCCAAACTTCCCGTCTCCTCACTTAATTTTCCCGTAGCGTGGCCGGAGCCGCCACCGCCACGGCCCCGTCAACGGGTCGGCCCCGGGCCTGGCCGGAGTGGGGCCCCTGTAGGCTTTGATGCTTCTTCCTGGTGGTCCTGCTGGGCTTGGGCGGGTGGCTTGACACGCAAGTCGCGTGCCATGCTGCCCAACAATGTTCCGATCCCAAAGCGGGCAGCCCGATGCACCATGACGTTTATCTCGTATGAATTGTTCACTAAGCTGGAGCTAGAGACGAAATCGTCAATGAGTATCAGGAGATTGCAATAAGCAGGGGCGGCCACTGAGGCACGAAAAGATCGTGAGGACTCGAAAGCCATGGACCGCACAAAATCGGCCGGATATGTGTTGGTTTGATGCATCTCCATGAGCTCATGCCCGCTGAACACTTTTGTCCGTGGGGCGTCGCGTACCATGGCGCAGAGACGTAGGAAAGTGTCGGGACTGGCTGGTTGCTGAGGATTGTCAGCCCTGGAGTACTGGTCTCCAGCGGCCGTGGAGTACTGTGGCATCAGGTGAAAACCTCCATTGTAACGCAACATTCTTACGACCCCGCCTACGCTAAGTGATTCAGTGATGTTTCTGATGCGAAGGGATCCCCGTAGGGGTATCTGCTCCACCTGGCGTGTGGGGTCTGTGTCGAGAGTGTTGACGTCAGGGTCGCGTATGGGCAAGTCGTGGTGAGAGTGTCCGCCGGTGGCATTGCCGATGCCTGTGAACTGCGAACATTTAATCTCCTTACTCCGCACCTCCAAATCTCCGGAAGAAGATAACCCCAAAGACAAAATCTCACCAACAACGTGGCCGCTCGACCCCGGGTTGAAAATAACCAGAGTCGCACTGCCAGTGTGCTCAAGAGGGACGGTGATGCCGTTGGTGGTGGAGGGGTAAGTGCCCGTGACGGGATCAGCGGCGGAAATGGTATCAGATGAGTACCCTGTTATCACTGTCGCTGGCCCCGTCGTGGCTGTCACACACGCTGTGTCGGGTTTCTGCACAAATGCGTCGTAGTACCCGTGGCCGCGCGGAGCGAATTGGAAGCTCTTCAGGGCGCCTTGGGCAAACAGTTGGTGTTTCTTCAGCGCCGGGCCTTTTGGGATGGACGCGATCGAAGCGGCGGCCAAGCGAAGCTGGTGGGCCTTCTTGTCGCGCGCGCTTTGAGCTTGTCGATCCTGCAACGATGGTCCCGGCGGTTTTGAGGAGCTCTGCAAACGTCTGCCTGGCGCCATCGATGAGTTGGATCAACTCCGCGGCCCGCCGGAAGGAAAACGTGGTGGGAAAGATGTCTGTACAACAGAAAAACGTAAAATGCGCCTGTACAATCGCACACGGTGACTGTAAAGTTATTGTCGAGCCAATATCCCTGTGACCCTGGGAAAGGGGACCGTAGCGATTTCATCCCTAATTTGTAATGCGCCGGGAATCATCAGTTGACTGCGCGGTGTATTAAAACGCCTACCGCAAAGCGGCAGGAAGATACCCGTACGCGGTCTCGTCGTCCATGTCGCAGCTAATTATATCTGCCAACTGCATTAATTTATTGAGATCGTGTGTGGTAATGCTGCCGGCTGGCAGCTCGAAAGAATTTTCAATCATTCGAAGCTGGAGCTTCACGTCGGGGTAAGGCTTGTTTACAGCGAGGGCAGTGCGGGACACAATGGATGACAAAGTGTGCTTGCCCTCGGACAGGACCCTACTCTCCATCGAGTAAGCGCGAACGTCTATGATGACCTCCTCGAAATTACCTGGTACGCTCTTCAATATACAAAGCAGCAATGTCTCAAACATGCAAGCAAAGACCTGCACCCGCCCGCCGAACATACAGGCGAGGGATGCGGCGCGGGCAGCATTGTCCGCGGGATTGGGCTGAACCGAAGTGTTGATCCCAATTTTAAGAAGGTAACGGCCAATCGCCGGGACCCATGGGATTGAAGGGTCGGTAAGGCCGTTCTTTGCCAGCACATGCGCACCAACAAATTCGCCCCTCCCGTTAATTACGTACTTCAGTTTAGTCTCATACCCGGAATCACTATAATTATCTTCTACTGCAGGGTTTGTTAACGACCCGTCGTCTCTGATTCCCCTAGGATCCAGGAAAACTCGTGACAGGCGAAAAAGCCCATCGTCGCCTTCAAACCAACCGCGGAAATATACCCTGAACTTCTTTAAAGGTGTGTCAACTGTAACTTCTACATCCAGACGTTGGACGTCGCCGGGCACACCATTGACGTCTTCGTACACATGAGGCAGATGTATACTTTCGAAAAACCAATCATGAGTGGCCTCCTCTATCCTGAAGCGGCCGGACTTCCTGTTCAATGCGAACAGGTGTTCAGGGTTGGAAACATGCGCGGAATACGTTACAAAACACTCATTCATAAAATTCATCGCCGAGGTGAGAAGCCAGCCCGAATCTAAGTACAAGTCTGGGAACCTGACTGTCAAGTTGCGCTCTTTCAAGCGCAATTTGAGGACCATCCCGGATTTAACATCTGCGGCTAGCTTCGCACCATGAAGCCCTACCAGACGGGCCTGGAGCTTAGGTGCTATGATGGTGTTAATAGTTTGGAGGAGACTGAGGAAATGACCCATCACTCCCTCACCGTCCTTACTGCACCGTTCATGTAACTCCATTCCAGTCTGGTCTACCTCACCTAACATCGTCGGTTCGCCCGGCACCTCACGGCTACACTCTCCGATGATTTTGTCTAGCACTTTCGAGCGGTCTTCCTCTTTTATGCACATGCGCGAAAAGACGCCGCCCTCTTCAGTGCCGATAAGCTTGTCAGCGTGTGAGCCCTGGCTGGGCAGCTCTATCTCGTCCTCACGTGTTGTGTTTTCTTTGATGTTCTTCATGCCATCAGGTTTGTGAAACATGAGATACTCCAAAATCTTGCCTGAAAGCACGTTCACTGCCAACAAGAAGAGCTGATTGTCCACGACCCCCCGCTCAAATTTGAACATCTTCGCTATGAGTTCGAATTTCGCGTTCAATTTTCGTTTGGG